GATATCATCGTTAATCGCTGGAAAAACTTTATGGTAAAAAATGGAAGAGAATACTCTATCAGAAAAAACGGCGAAAGCTGCTCATAGACCTTTAAAAGAAATAGATTGGAAGAAAGCCGATGAACTAATGTTAGCTGGTTGTCCCGGAACAGAAATAGCAGGTTTTTTTGGAATTCACCCCGACACTTTTTATAAAAGAGTTGAATTAGAAAAGGGGGTGGGTTTTTCCGCTTATTTACAAGAAAAACAAAGTAAAGGCGAAGCGTTATTAAGAGCACAACAATATGCTAAAGCTTTAGGATTAACTGATAAAGGAAATGATACTTTATTAATATGGCTCGGGAAAACACGCCTGAAGCAAAAAGAAGCTCAAACCGAAACCGAAATCAATGAATCTGCTATGAAGCAGGTAAATTCTCTATTGGACAAACTAGAAAATCTTCAATCCGCTGCTCGCAAAATAGCCGATAGCAAAATCAATATAGATGTTAAGTCTTGATTTGTTGCAAAGCCCTCTAAGGCATGCCTTGGCAAGTTTTCGTACGATTTAACCATCTCGTCTAACATATCAAGCATCTCTAAACGTGTAGGCTTTCCTTGGGGGGTGTCAAGCGGCTTTGCATCCGAATCATTCTTGACGGTAACGGGGTGCTCTTTATCATTGTCATCTACTCGCAAAAAATTGCTCCAATCTTTAGCAGCGCATCCAAGTTTTTGAGTTCCTCCCCAAATCTCTATCTCACCGCATTTACACTCGATCACGTCAAGTATTGTAAAGCTCTCAATGATGTTATTGCACAGTTTACATTTTGCCCTATTACGCATATTCTAGCAGTATGGCAGAGCCCTTTAGTGACAAGCAAATAGAATTTATCACTAATTCAGTTGCGCATTGGAATCTCGCTCATGGTTCTGTGCGCTCTGGCAAAACTGTAGGCACTCTTTTTCGTTTCATGCAAGCCGCTGCAAAATGTCCAGATTCGCAAATCTTTATGATTGGACATACTGTGGAGACAATCTATCAAAACGCTGTTAGGTTGCTTCTAGAATCGCATCAAATGGACATATTCAGGCCTTTTTGTACATGGTTTGCCGGCAAGCGCCAGCTCAAATTCATGGATAAAACAATATCAACACTTGGAGCAAAAGACGAGGGTGCCATTGGTGCCATTCAAGGCAAGACTTTTTCGCTTGTATATTGTGATGAGATGACATTATATCCACTCTCAATTATAGACATGATTGATACAAGATTATCTCAGCCTTGGTCAATGGGATTTGCCAGCATGAACCCCTCTTATCCCACTCACAAGCTTAAAGAGTGGATTGATAAGGCTGACAAAGGAGACCCCAACTATTATGCGCTCCATTTTACGCTGGACGATAACCCTTTTGTATCTGATGCTTATAAGCAACGTATTGCTTCCTCTCTCAGCGGTTTATTTTACAAGCGTAATTATCTTGGCATTTGGTGCTTGGCTGAAGGGGCTATTTTCGACTTTTTCGATAAAAACTTATATGTTGTTAGCAAGCCCCCAAGAGCCGCTGATTATTGGGTTGCCTCTATAGATTACGGCACTGCTAATCCATTTTGTTGTCTGCTTATAGGTGTAAACACTGGTCAATATACCCAAACAGGCAAATGCCTATGGGTTGAAAAAGAGTATTACTGGGACCCGAAAAAAACCGGGAGGCAAAAAGTAAATTCAGAGTTTGCCGATGATGTTGCTAATTTTTTAGAACCTTATGCTGTAAAGCAGCTTTACATCGACCCATCGGCTGAAGCATTCCAACTAGAGCTTAGGCGCAAAGGCTTGCACCCTATACATGCAAACAATGACGTGCTCAATGGCATACAAAAGATGACGCAAGAGATGCAGCAAGGCAATCTTTTCGTGTGTTCAGAATGCAAGAACACAATCCGAGAAATTGAAAGCTACGTGTGGGATGCTAAAGCTGCTAAAAGGGGTGATGATGAGCCCCTGAAGGAAAACGATCATGCTGTAGATGCTTTAAGATACGCAGTGATGAGTCATAAAGTTAATGTTTACGAGCCTTATAAGCAAAATGAAATACTCACAGAGAGATTTAAGAATAGATATGAATTTACTCCACGTAGATATAATTAATCAAACAAAATTTAAATAGAGGTTTTTGTGAATGAAATTACCGATGAAAAAGTAAAAATTGATCATTTGAAGAGGATAATCGACAACTTAAATCAACATTGGCACTCTATTCAATTGTTGCTTTCTCATGTAAGTAAACCTCTTCTTGTTGATGATAGAGGATTAGCTAATGTTCTAACAGGAGTAAGACAAACCTTCACTGAGTTATTTGTTAAACTTAATGAAACGAAGGAATCATTAGAAAAATTGGATATTGTACAAACTCTCAACGAAATTAAATACATTGGAAAAAGATTATATCAAATTGAATTGGATATTTCTGAAATTAAAAATAATGGAATCAGAAAAAATGTGCATTTAGATATCACCCTTGACGGTGAAAATATGTCTACTAAAAATATGGAGATGCATCAAGATCCATTAAATAAAATTTTAGACAACCTAACTGAAAGAGAAAAATTAGCTATTATTCATAGGTTTGGATTATTTGGAAAACGACCCCAAACATATATTGGAATGAGCAAAATTATAGGAATTTCAAAGGAGCGCTGTAGTTTCTTAGTAAAAAAGTCTCTAAGAAAGCTTAGAAATCCTTTGATAAGAACCTTGGTAAAAAAGATACCTCATACTGATCTTAAAAAAGAAATTTTAGGAAGTATTGAAGAATAAAATATTTAATGCTATGTTCCTGAAGAGTGCTCATCTCGTGAGGTTCATACGGCTTTTTACTATCCCCCTTGGAATAATGCATTAGAACCTAATCAAGGAAACGTTCGTCAGTGGTTAGATAATCTTTACAGCAAGTTTCAACCTATCGAACAATCACGTTGGAATCAGAGCAACATAGACACGCTTTTTTATGCTGGGAGCCAGACTTTTGTAAATCGCTACTTTAACTTTAGTCCCTCTACGTCGTATCAACAGTATTATTTTAATCTAGTTCAGCAACCTGTAAATATGATTACTGGATATCAGAGACAACACAGGAAAAACTTTAATTATGTAGGAGCTGAAGGGTCAGACGAACAGACCATCGATCAAAAAAATAAGTTAATGACTCTTGTGAGCAACAAAGAATCAATACACGAGCAGTATTCTAAGTCTATTGAATTGGCGACTATATCAGGGATGGTGTTATTGCAACCTTACCTTGATTTTAGCGGCGATGATCCAGCGCAAGGACAATTAAAGCTAAAAATATGGGAGTATAACTCCTTTTTAGTTGATCCTTACTTTAGAATGCCTGACATGTCCGACGCCCAATTTGTATGGTGTCAGGAATACATTAGTAAGAAAGAGGCCGAGTTTCGATTTCCAGATAAAGTTAATCAAATTTTGCCCATGGCCGGCACTCCACAGCGGTATGGAAGCTTCTACTTCCTTCCCGAAAACTATAACATGGCACGCAATGATCTGATGGTGCTTTCGTATGTGTGGTATCGCTGGAAACGCAAAAAAAAGAGACTTTATTCGCGTAAACTCAATTTGTTTTTTGATTTTGCAGAAGATAATAACAATATTGATCTGGTTATGATGGGGATTACCGACTTCGAAGAGGTAACAGTTGAAGTGCCAACATGGAAATTAGCTGTGATTCTGAATGATCAACTCATATTTCAAGGCAACAATCCTCTTGGATTTGATGATTGCCCGTTTATTCCCATATTTTGGAACTATGATCCACACATAAACCAGTATGATTTACGAGTAAGATCGTTGATTAGAACTATGCGAGACCCGCAATTTCTGTTTAATTACAAAGTGATAACCAACAACGACATAGCAGCAGCTACAATTAATGCCGGTTGGAAACGTAAGGTAGGGGCGCTTGCCAACGAGGACAATCTTAAAAAAGCGGGCCAGGGATGGGATGTAATAATCAATGATGGCTATGAGATGACGGACGTTGAAAAAATCGTGCCCTCAGCCGTTCCAGAATCAGATTTAGCTTTAGCTCAACAGATGGCTGATTTGATTTTCAAAACCTCTGGAATTGATCTAGAAAGTTGGTCTGGACAGCAAGACAAACAAAGTTCAAGCCTTACATTGCTCATTAAGCAAGCCGCTAATTTGATGGTTTTCCAGAAGTATTTTGATCAATGGGATTATTCACTGAAGCTATTGGGTGATCGTTTTATGCAGATTGTTTTGAATAAGTGGAACGCTGAAAAAATCAAACTTTACATCAATGAGGAGCCTACTCCGTTCTTCTATTCGAAGGTATTTAACAAATATAAGGTAGTGGTAGAGGAAAGCGACCTTACACCCACGCAACAGAACTTGCAAGCGCAACAAATGATGGAGATAAACGAAAGATTTGGCAGGGAAGTTTTTCCACCATCAATGATTATTCCAAAGCTGAACATCACTGGGAAGGGTCAGATCATACCTTATTTACAGCAGCAAGAGCAGCAAGCGCAAATGATGCAGCAGCAAGCGCAGCAAGTTCAAAGTATGGTTGAGGACGCTAAGATAAAAGAGCTTTACAGCAAAGCTACAGCCAATATTGCAATGGCTAGGGAAAGGCACGGAAGGAGTGAGGCAGATATTGGGTTATTTGAAGAAAGATTAAGCGAGATAACCCATAACAGAGCTATGGCGACTAAAGCCAAAATGGAAGCTTTAGAAAAACTTGTTGACGTGATAGCTAAATATGGTGAAATAGAGTCTATGTTAAAATTGAATCAGATTGAAAGTTTTGATTACAGACAAGAAAGCAATGAAGATCGGGAAAAGGTTGACGCGAAAATAACGGCAGAGTCTAATAAATTTCTTGAAGAGATATTAAAAGGGATTCCAAACATGGGGCAGCAAGCTCCGCAATCGCCAGAGATGGCAATGAGGTAAATATGCCAGCAGATAGTCAAAAACATGATAGTGCAAGATTCGGTGGCCAAAGGATTGATGATCATTCATTTTGGGCCGGTGGTAAATCAAAAGGTTCAGTATTTCCCGAGGGAGCTAAAACAAAAGATTTTAGTTCTGCAGAAGGTGCAGGAAGTGA